AACTTCAATATCTTTTCTTCCATATCTTACAGTAAAATTATCTGGACCAACAGATTGAAATGTGTGAATTTTATATCCACTAGCATAACTAATACTTCCACCAATTGCTTCAAATGTATTTATTTGTTCTGGATTAGAAATTTGTCTACCTGGAATAAATCTTTGAATACCACTCATTATGCGAACATCCTCCCTGCAATTATTGCTTGTGAGTCATCAACAGCAGCACCTAATTGAACCCATGCACTACCAGTATAAACCTTTAATGCTGGAGGAACTGTGTTTGAGTCAACCCACATATCTCCAGTTACTGGACTTGAGGGGGTAGAAGTAGAATAAGGAATTAATTTTTCATATATAGTAGAAGCACTAGATTGTGATAAATATGTAGCACTTGCATTTGATTGTGTTAAATAAACAGATTGTATTGTTGAATAAAAATTAGGATCATCATTTAATGCCGCCGATAATTCGTTAAGAGTATCAAGAGTTCCTGGTGCAGAGTCTACTAAATAAGTTACTGCTGCTGCAGAGGCTGTTTGAATAGTTGCAGATAAATCTATATTAGATATTTGTTGATCAGTATATGCACTTGCACTTGCATAAGCCGCAGCCGAGGCGGTATTTATAGTAGAAGTCAAATCAATATTATTAAACTGAGTTAAAGTAGTATATGTGTTTGATGCAGAAACTTGGGTAAGGAATAAATTATCTTGTTCAGTTCTCAAATATATGTTTGCAATATCTGCTATAGCAATATTATCTAACCAAACTACTTCTACTGTATCCCCCGAAAATACTATCTCATCAAAAGATATAGCACTACCTGAAGAGGCTGTATAAGACTCTCTATCAATGAAAATACCGTTAATATAGACACTTTCTTGGCCTGGGGTATAGTTTAAGGTGACCCCATTGTCTCCAAGGCCTGTAATCATGCTTGCAGAGCCTGAGAGGACCTTTGTCCATCTGTTATAAGAAGCGTATGCGGCATCTGTTGGGGCTGATTCTACCCAAAATGATCCGTCGTAAACATAAAATTTTCCATCAGTATTATCAAACCAAGCACTACCTTCTACAGCAGATACTGGGGCAGATGCAGATACTGATATACTTGATCCACCTTCACTGCTAGACCCACCGTCACCAATTTGAACCCATTCGGATCCTGTCCATACGTATGCTGGTCTAATCGTTGCTGATATCTGTGCTGATGCCATTAGATTGTGTACCTCACAATAACTATACCAGAACCACCGTTACCACCATTTGATGCTCCACCAGAAACAGTAGTTGCTCCTCCACCACCTGAGCCAGTATTTGCAGTTCCTGGATTACCAGAGTTATTTCCATTAGAAGTACCACCATTTCCTCCACCGCCAGTTCCGCCAACTCCTATAATTCCTGCATTATGACACCCTCCACCACCACCAGCAGCATAATTTCCAGCAGATCCAGTTACAGTTGCTGTTGCCCAAGTTGAATAACTTGAAGTTCCAACTCCACCGTTACCTCCAGTACTTCCACTTGCATCGCCACCAGAAGCACCAGCACCTCCTCCACCACCACCAGGATAATGATTTTCACTTCCACCAGATCCACCACTATTTCCTTGTCCAGCAGTACCACCTGATCTTCCACCGTTTTCCGATCCAGAACCTCCACCAGAACCTCCACTGTTACCAGTAGTCTGTCTAGTTCCACCACCTCCACCACCTATTGCGGTTAAACCAAAAGCAACACTATTAGTACCAGATCCTCCAGTGCCACTTCCTCCATTTCCACCACTACCAACAGTAATGGCATATGAACCTGTACTTGCATTAATTGAAGAAGAAGTTAAAACACCACCTGCTCCACCACCACCTCCACCAGTTCCGTTTCCACCCATTCCACCACCTGCTCCAGCACCTGCTACAACTAAAGTTTCAACAACCTTAGATCCACTATTGACAATAAAATATGAAGTTGCAGTAAAGGTATGATATCTATATCCACCAAATGTAGTTATTGTTCCACCTGTTGCATCAAAATCAAGATTGGCAGTTATAACACCTTTCCAACCAGAAGCACTATATGTTTTTATTGCTGGAGTAGCCGATGCTGAATTATCAATCCAAATTGCGGTAGTAGAAGAAGGTGATGCTGATGATATAACAACTTCATCATAAATATTATATGCACTACTTGGTGTAGTTACTAATTTACTTGTATCTCTTGTTCTTCCCATTTTATCCTCCTATTACTATATCAACAACATCATCTATTGATACAGCCTCGTTTAAAGTTATTAGTGAACTACTATTTGTTGTGTATTCATTTGTTGCTAGTAAGATTCCATTTATGTGTAATAATTCATACCCTGGATTATATGATAAAGTATTTGAATTATCATCTACCCCTTGAATTAGTGTTGCTGATGCAGAATATGTTTTTCTCCATCTAGTTATTTTTGTAGCATATGTTGAAGATGCAGAAGATTGTGTTAAATATAAGTCTAGAATATCAGCATTGTCATTTAGTGCTGCTGCTAATTCGTTTAGTGTGTCTAGGGCTGCTGGTGCACCATCTACTAGATAGTTTACTGCTGCAGCACTTGCTGTTTGTATTGCTGAATTTAAATCTAAAGGTACCCAAGATGTTGATGCACCATTTGTTGTTAAATACTTTCCTGAATTTCCATCTTGACTTGGCAATGCTTCAAAACTTGCAATTGCAGAATTGGTATACGCACTTGCACTGGCGTATGCAGCAGCCGAGGCAGTATTTATTGTTGATGTTAAATTAATATTGTTTAATTCTGTTTTAGTTGCATATGTGCTTGAGGCACTAATAATTGTTAAGTAACTATCTAAGTTTGCTACGTTTCCATCACTTGTTATTTCTGCATTACTATCAACCCAAATAGTTCCTAATGCTAACGATGTAACATCTGGTTGTTCTGGGGTGTAGATTACAGAACCTCCACCACCACCTTGTAGTTCAGTCCATGCACCATTAACATATATCTTAACAACATCATTTGTGGTATTAAAATATAAATCACCCTCTGACCCAGTTGCTGGATCTGAGGCTAAATTCGATAAATTCAGCGGTGTTAAAAACCTTTTTGCCATTTTAATCCTTTTAGTTGTGGGGATATATTTCTATACCCCCACGTATTATTATACTTTAGCCAATAACTACAACTCGTAAAGAGTCTGCCGCTACGGCTGCTGCGGTTCTTATAATTACTCTGTTTACAGTGTCTCTGTCAACATCAACTTCTACTGTTTCATATGATGCTAATTCATAAACTTGAACTGTTACGTCTCTAGTTCCTAAATTGTGATCAATGTTAAATTCAGCAGCGTTACCTACAGTTACAGCATACTTTCTTGTGAAAGAATCTGCGACTAAGGCTGTTTCTAATGTTGCTTTATCTAAACTTAACCCACCTGTCTTGGTTAAGAAAGATGCAGATGCTGCACCAGATAGTGTAATGTCTACTGATCCAGAAGATATAGATATAGAATCACTGCCTACTAAGTATCCATCAATTGCTGTTTCTGCAGCAGTTGTGAAATCAGTAATTGCAGAAGCACTATGTGTATGTCCTTCTAGTGAAATTGCATATTGTGCAGATCCGTTATCTACTGCCCATTCTTGTTCAGATTCATCCCAGTAAAGAGAAGAGTTAGATAGATCTCCACGTTCAATTTCAATACCAGCATCAACTTGTGGAGTTCCAGTTTGGTCTGCGTTAAACAGAACAATGTTATCTTCAATAGTTAAGGTTTCTGTATTAATATATGTTACAGATCCACTAACAGTAAGATTTCCTTGAACTGTTAAGTCGTTACCAATTGTTACGTCACTAGGTAAACCAATTGTTACGTTACCTGCAGATGCAGATACTTCAACTTCATTGGCAGTTCCAGTTACGCTAAGAACACCTGTGTTAGCAATGGTTAGGGTTGAACCCTCTCCTCCGCTTCCACTTATTTCAATGCCGTTACCAGCAGTTGCACCAGCAACATAGTCACCAGTTGTGTCAGTTCCCAATGCTACTGAATTTGCTTCAATAGCAGCAGTAATTGTGATGTCTTGTGAACCATTAAAAGATGCACTACCACTTAAATCTCCACCTAAACTAATTGTTCTAGCGGTTTCTAATGCAGTAGCAGTACTTGCGTTACCATTTAGGTTTCCAGTGGTAATAGTGATATCTGATGTTCCATCAAATGATGCACTTCCACTTAGTGTTCCACCTAAAGATATAGTTCTTGCTGTATCTAAGGCTGTTGCTGTTGCTGCGTTTCCTGTTGTATCAGCATTAATTGTTGAAGGTAAACTTAGTGTTACGTTACCTGCAGATGCAGATACTTCAACTTCTTCTGCTGTTCCAGTTACACTTAGTACACCAGTGTTTGAAATTGTTAAACTATTTGACCCATCATCATAGTTTAAGTAAATTCCATTACCAGCGTCTAGTAAATCAGCAACTGCGTCTCCAATGAATTCTTCACTACCAACTGCAACCCATGCAGATGCACTTCCACTGTAGATTTTTAAAACATCTGCAGCGGTGTTGTAGTAAATTTGACCAGCCTTTCCAGTTCCTGGATCGGATGTCGCATTTTGTACAACGGCCTTGATGAGTTCGTTACTGTTAAGATCAATGCTTGTTAAAAATTTTCTCGCCATTTATTTCCCCTCCTTTTTTTTATGAAAGATATGCTTTGCCAGAAAATGCTCCGTCAAAGGTTAACCTTACAGTAGTTGCATTTAAATATTCGTATGACCCCTCAACGACTTGTTCAAATGAATCTACTACTGTTATATTGGGAATGAATCCCAAATCGTGTGAGATAGTCCATACAGTTGCAGGTGTTGTTTGCGTGTGTACGTATCCCAATTCTTGGTTTGTTACTAGATCTACAGGTGTTCCCCAACTTATTCCAGTTTTAGGTCCATACATTTCCTGGGTATCTGTGTTAATATAAAAATCTCCAACTATTCCTAATGATAAGTTTGGTTCTCCAGAACCATTTAACACACTAGAGCCTCTTGGTCCTTGTGGTCCTGATGTTCCAATGTTTAATGTAACTATTTCTTCGTTTATTAATAATGTTACGTTGTCTTCAGATACTTGCAAAAGTGATGGCTGTTCAACTACCTGAACCGTTACTTTACCATCAGCCATTAACGTGTCACCTCTGGAGTGACAACAAAGTTTCCTTCAATAAGTCTATCTGTTATGCCACCACTTGATTCTACTTCTAGGTCATATACCCAGGTTCCTGCTGAAAAGTTTTTAGTTACTTCATCTGATATTAAAATGTCTATTGTTCCAGCACTGCCACCTAGTGTGATTCCACTTGCTGATGTTAAACTAACGATTGTTGTGGTTGAGTAATGTGCTTCACGTACTTGAAGTCTTGATGAGTATCCAGTAAGATTTACTGGGACGTCTTCTATTTTGTAAGTAATAGTTTTACGAAATGTACTTCCTTGTGGACATAAAAAGTTAACTTGCCCTGGGGTCATAAGGGTCTCCTACGAGGCAGAAGCCTCATCTTCATTATACCAAATTATTTATCAACAATTACAGTAACAATGTCTTTGATTACCTTTAGTTCCCCTGATATTTCAGAAACTTGTTGTTTCATTTTGTTTTGATCTCTACGAATGTAGTCTATTTTGTCTGACATGGATGAGCCACCATTTGGCATTATTTGTCTTTCAATTTTTTCTAGTCTTTCTACTACTGTGTCACCTTTTTTATTTTTTCCTAGTAGTCCTTCAAATCTTCTTGCCATTGCATATCCTACACTTAGTGCAACACCAATGATTGTTAAAGTTTGCCAGGTTTCGGCGAGGGTAGAAAGAATATTCATTTCCATTGTAACAACAATTATAACATTGACTTTATCAACATTAAGCATTATAATTAATATATGACTAAAACTGAAGAAGTTATAGAATATTATCTTACTACCGCCGATCGTTGCGATAGATGTTCGGCTCAGGCCTATGTTAAGGCTACAGGTGTCAACGGAGAACTATACTTCTGTGGTCACCATTTTTTAGGAATAAAAGAAAGCCTATCCAAATGGGCATTCGAAATTATAGATGAAAGAGAAAGATTAGTCGAAAACAAAGCAAAAGGTTCGGCGAATTGACAAAAAGAGAATAGTCGTATATAATAGATATACGGTCTGTTCGGGACTAGTGTTAGTCCATCTAGACGGTTTCAAATCCGTTCGAACAACTTGGGGATCTGCCTACACCACCACACCACGGTAGGTCCCCTCCTTAATTTTATAAAGGATCGAAAATGAAGTCCGAAATTAAAGTCGGCGAAATATGTACACAATCTCCCTACCCTTGCAAAGTATTTGCTTAAGAAGCACCTATTGCAAAAATGTGGGGTATATGGTAATATTGTTTTTATGAACGCAAAACCATGGGATCTATTAAACCCTAATATAGAAAATGTTCCAGATGAAATATTTGCTGAAAGAATTAGCACATGTTATGGATGTGATCATTTTATTAAAATGACTGCCCAATGTAAAAAGTGTGGTTGTTTTATGAATTTGAAATGTAGATTACCCCATGCAGAATGTCCCATTGGATTATGGGATAAATATCAGGGATAGTTTTTCTACCCCCAAATATTTAGAAGAAATCTATATTTACAATGATTCTTTTAGAATGTTCTTTAGGTTTACTTGAAGAATGATATCTTAAACCATCAAATAACACAGCATCACCTTGTTTAGGTGTATATCTACTATGAAGAGTAAATTCTGTGTAATCAATATTTTTTTTCATATCGTGAACTTCGTTATACATAAAAGTATCCCCATCAGAGTCGTTAACATAATATAATAAAACATTATGAGGATATTTCATATCAACATGGGCATGATGTTGTATATCATTAGGAGACCAAGTATTTAATGCTGCTCTTACTCTATATACCGTTTTTACATCTATACCTGTTTTTTCTTCCATAAAATATAGTAATGGTTCAAAGTCTTTATAGAAATGAGACACTGCTTGATCATTGTGATATAAGACATGGTAAAAACCATATTGAAACCCCCCAAAATTTGCATCCTTAGAATCGGACTTTTCGTATCCAGAAGTATTTTCACTCCAATACCACGGAAAATCATTTCCTATAGTAAGATTAAATAATTTATCAGAATATGATTTAGGAACCAATGGTTCTATTCTTTCAAGTAGCATATATGCCTTTCTGTAGAGTACTAATTATACCCCTTTAGATAATACTTGTCAATATTTGTCAATTTTATATAATGCATATATGCCTAATAGGAGTATAGAACCAAATAGGAAATAAGAAGCATTAATCAGAATATCCATCTATACCCCCTATTTTGATGGCTTACGCCATTCCCTTAACTTTCTACAAGAATCACACATATGACTATATCCATCAGTAGAATTCTTATTCTTAGTAAAAAAGATAAATTGTTTCAATACCCCACACCATGAACAAGTTTTCATTACTTACATTATATAACTATTTACCCTGGTTTTTTAAAAACTCTTGATATTGTTCACTATCTAAATACTCTGCTAAAGTTTGATCAGACTTTTGAACCATACGATGAGGACTCATCATCTCTATCCTTCTTTTAATATCAGCATGTGAATTTTGCATAGGAATATAGGATCTTTTTTCTGTATTTTTATGTTTACCCATGAGAGTATTATAGCCTATTTAGATACCCCCTGCGTTCCTTTATAGGGTAGAGGCAAGGGGTATGGTCCGTGCTAGACGGAGAGTTCTTAGAGAGCGTATCTCATACAAGATCTCGGTATAAACATTATAGACCCATTTTTAACAAAATCTGAATTTTTTGTAGATTTGTACGATACACATTTTAAAAAAGATCTGCCCAAATTGTTAGTGAGCACATATTTAGTAGGGCAAGCGTAAAATAGTTTTATTGCCTGCCCTTAAAATAGTTTTTAAATAAATTCTTCGTTCTTTAGACAAGGGAAGATAACTTCTACATCTGGTGTTAGTTCTTCTTCTATCCAGCCACCATTGTTATATATAGCAGTCATGGCTCTATCTACATCTATACCCTCGCCATATAGGAATTGTGTAGCAAGGATATCGGCTGTGTATTTATCAACACAACCTTTCTTGTCGTACTTATTCCATACACCCACTAGTAATAATGTCATGATGATAGTGTATCCAATCACTACGGCATACTTGCCTCGTTGTGTTAGTTTCATTTAATCACTACCTCGCTAATCTCTGCACCTAGTTCTATGGTGTTTTGTATAATCTCTAACGCCTTTTGGATAGAGTCTATTTCGTAGATGAACGGCACTTCTAAGCCGTCATTTAGTCTACTAGTTACTGATATGCTATTCATTTATTTTACTACCTTTCTTGATAGTCTAGTTAGATGACAATCGTAGCATAGTAATGCTACCTCATGCAATCTAGTGCTAAGCACCATTTTGGTGATAGGTGTTTCACATCTAACACACACACATTTAATATCTATAATTTGATTCATTTTAATTTTATCCTTTCAAGATAATTCTTTTTGTTGAGGTTAGTTTATTCGCTAGGCTCATACTCTTTCGAGTCTTATTTGCTAGGCTCACCTAACCTCTTATACTTATACTCTAGCAGGGGGGTCTGACATTTTAGGTGCGACACGCCGTGTCTGCGTTGTAAAAGTTTTGTGACCTTGGTCACTTATTCGCTAGGCTCATTCGGACATTTCCGACTTATTTGCTAGGCTCATTGACTAGGTCTAATCTCTATTTAGTTATATTCTAAACCTATCAGACAATATCCTAAAAGTCAAATCGACACGCCGTATATTGAAAAGAAAGTGTAACGCACTCGGGCGTGTCGTGATCCCCGGGATAGGGCTGCCCGGGAATGTGTCCGATTTGTCTGTCTCTGGCTTATTTGCTAGGCTCATCCCTTTCGGGCTTATTTGCTAGGCTCATCCAGAGACTAAATCTTTAGGCTATTCGCCTCGCCAGATTTTGTAGAACTGGTCGTAATCAGGCTCTACACCCTCTGGGAGTTCAGCCTCCCAAGCCTCTTGGGCTTCAACGTATCCTCTCATTTGGATACCTCCTTAATTTCTATCTATACTTTAATCATAAAGGAGGGGTCTGACAAAAACAGGGCGACACGCCGTATCTGCGTTGTAAAATCTTTTGTGAGTTATATCACAGGACAAATCGGACACGCTGCCCGGGGATCGGGCGTGTCGTGCCTTTAAGTTAAGACACGACCTTACGGAATCTAGATTTATAGCCTAACGAAAGTTGGCCAAGTAATTCCACATGCCTCTTGAAATTTAGCGTCATTGAATCTTTCATTTTCTGCTAAAAATAAATCGCCAAATTCCATAACGATTTCTTCAAAAGTAGTTTGAGGAATTTCATCTCTAAATTGTTTTAGTAGTGAAGCAACCTTTTCAAAGTGTTGTCTAGTCATCATTTTTTATTTCCTTTGTTTGTAGTTAGTTTTAATTTATCACATACCCCCGACAATTTGCAAACCGACACGCCGTGATGTGATAGGTATCACAACGACCCGGGAGGAAACGGACATATCGGTCTTTACGTACGATGTGATGAACCTCACAAAAAAAGTTTGCGACACGCCGACCCCCATGCCCTAAAATGTCATACCCCTATGATAGGCTGAAAGCATAAGATAAAAGTTAGGATATAAAAATGGGTTATATAGAAATAGTAGATATAGACGAGAACGGCGTGTCCGTTACAGATTTGTCAGAGGCTTCTGATATTGTAAGACTAGAATTGTGGTTAGCACTACAAAATGAAATGAGAGGAAATAAATAATGAATAAAGATACAATGATAGATTTAATTCATAGCGAATTAAGTGCAGAATATGGTGATAGCACTATTGCTACCCATGCCCTTGTAGGTGTATTGTCAGCCCTAGTTGATAGTATTCAATTAGAAAAATATATAACCATGAAAGGTTGGAATAAATGAAAGGTATCAAGTGTTTATTCTGTGATGAATACCAAATAGTTACATCATCAGAAAAAAATTGGTTTCTTTGTCTGCCATGTGGGCTAGACTTTGAATTAATGATAAAGGAGAAAATAAATGACTAATTGCGAAATATGCGATAACGAAAAATACGCACAACAACATGTGTGCGATAACTGCTATGCAAGGAAAGACCACCCTGCCTACTATGCTAGAATAAAAAAAATAATGGAAAGAAATGATTGGGAGGCTCTACATGCATAATTCAACACAACTATGGTGGAAAGGTGCTATTACTGAATTTGGTGATATGCAAAAAGTCTATGATGATGAATCACTATGGACTATGGAAAGTAAAGACGGCTCTTATGCTAGTGTTATCCTTAATGGTGAAATGGTAAAAAGTTTCCGTTGTGAGGGTGCATGGAACGAAGCAAGAAAAATGGCTGAGTCCATGCTATTTAGACGAGAACAACTAATACAAGAAAGTTGGGTGACCGACTAATGAATACATATTCAGAAGATAACGATTGCCCTAAGTGTGACCATAGTGGTGAAATTATCTTTCATCAATATGTAAATAGTTTCTCTTGTCAATGGTGTGGTTTTTGGTGGGACTTTGGTGTAGATATTGACAAATTAACAAATCTATTAAATAATCATAATATAAAAAGAAAAGAGGTAACTCAATGAAAGCAACATGTGGAGAGTGTAATAAAGTGTTTGATTTATTTTTTGAGGAAGATGCCTCAGAGTTGTTAGACGGACACGATTGCATGGCATACTAATGCCTACTTGTGCAAATTGTTATACCAAGATAAACTATGATGAAGATGGTGGACACATATATCCAGACGGAAGCGTATTGTGTCCTAGTTGCGAGGGGGCAAACTAATGAAACCACAATGGCTAGCACATCTAGAAACAGCAAGAGATAAAATACTAGTAGCACAGAGTTGTTTAGATGAAACAGCATATTTTGCTGAATTATCTGAAAGCACAAAAGAACAACTATTGCGATTGTCAGAACATTGTAGTAAGATGACAATGCACTTAAACGCACTAACCAAACTAGAAAAGGAAAACGCAAATGTATAACGCAGACCCAAGATTTATCATGGCAGAGACTTACACAATCTTAAAAGGTGATTTAGGATTGTTAGCAGAATTTGACAAAGCAATTAACAAAGTTGAATCACCAGAGCAAGCAATAGAACTATGCTTTGAGTATCAAGGTATGGTGAGAAATGCCTAAAGAAAAGCCTATTCATAAAATGGTAGAAGAAGTATTTGATAAAGATGTAGATATTCACTTAATAAATGAGATTGCAGAAGAACGCAACTTTATTGTGAATACCTTAAAGAAATTTGTAGAGCATGATGAAATATGGGTTCAATTAGTAAATAACATTGAAGCCAGAAAAAACTTTCTAATTAACCTACAAATGCTATTCTTAAATGAAATAGAAAATCAAACGCTAATAGAATTAGCAACTACAAAATGGGGTAACGACTAATGGAAATAATTTTGTGGACTTTAGGATTCTTCTTTTTAATTCTTATGTTTGCAGGACTATTTAATGAATAAAATTATTTTAATTGGAACTATTTGTTTATTTATATCTTGGTATTTAATTTATAAAGAAGATTCTATCTAGGCCGCCCGGGAATTTTAATTTAAAAACATTTTACGTTTACGTAATAGGATCCCTAACCTAGGGAAAATAAATTAAACCTAAGTTAGGGAAGTTTTATTTATTTAGTTGCTGAAACGAAATCACGAATTGCAATTTCATAAGGCACATCAACATTAAACAATTCTTGCACCTTGCTTGGTGACAATTTTGCTAATGCTTGTTTAGCAACCTCAATTAGTGCTTTCTCTGAAGTAAAATAACCTGAAGTCATTAACTTAGATTGTAAATCACTAATTACTCTATCTGCTTGTGACATTTTATTTTCCTTAATTAGTAGGGGTTGGTAGTTTAGTCTCTACTACTACCAAGATTATTTAGTTTTTATTTTACCAGACTACTTTGCAGTTGTCCAGCGTTCTTGTCCATTTGGTAATACCAAACGAACACGCAAAGAGCCATTTGCGTTTTTCACAACTTCTTGAACAATGCCTGTTACTTTGCTTTGTTTTGTTGTAAATGATTGTCCGATTTCTAGTGTCGGCATAATCGCTTCCTTTCTGTTGTAGTTAATTCTACAATAGCATATAGGTCTGACAAGGTCAAGAATTTTGCTGTGTGATGTTGGTCACATCAGTCCCGGGGGCAAATTAGACATATTGGACTTTACGTACGATCTACGACACGCCGATCGTTGACAATGTCAGAGGTATATGATAGGTTTATCTTATGAGTAACACATATAAAGATAGAAAAGTACAGCATGTTCAAGGCTTGAGGCGTTCGGGTGCTTCTGGCATACATAAAAATAAAGTAAAAGATAGACAAAAGAGATTGTCTAATGATAAGATATGGAAAGACTACCTAAAGGATGAAAATGAATAGCATTAAATGTGTTGATTGTGATAATCAAATTGAATATACAACGCAAGCACTTATTCGTTGTGATGATTGTTTATTTAATCTAATTGTTAAAGTAGGAAACAATGAATAAGTTAAAACGCTCACACGATAGAAAAGTTACTAACCTAGTTAATAATGCTGGTAATGGTAGTTTAATTCAAAATACTTTTGGTCTACCCGCTGGAAAAAATTATTCATGTCCTAGTGCTACATCCATATGTGAGAAAGTCTGTTACGCTGGTAAGTTAGAAAAACTATATAAGGCTGTCAAGGCTAATCTATTGCACAACTGGGAATTGTTACATAATGCAAGCCGTATAGAAATGTATGAATTACTTTCAGAAATGATTGCAGAATTCAAAAAAGATTGTGTTAAGCGTAATGCAGAAATGTTATTCCGTATTCACTGGGATGGTGACTTCTTTAATGAAGACTACACACAAGCATGGCGTTCAGTTATTGAAGAACAACCTGACATACAATTTTGGGTATATACAAGGGTAATGTCTGCTGCTCTTACTCTTAAAGATATTCCTAATCTAAGTTTATACTATTCTACCGATAGTGATAATGTTGATAATGCCAAGGTACTATCTAATGACCATGGAATTAAATTAGCATACCTTGCAGATACATTCGCAATGGGTAAGGAACAATTATTATCTTTAGTTAATAAGACAGGTGTTCCATGTCCAGAAAATAATAAGAAAATTCCTCTTATTGACAAGGGTGGCTCTGCATGTGTAAAATGTAGTCAATGCGTAGTAGGCCGTAATAATATCTTATTCTCTGCTACTAAAAAATAAGGAGAAAATATGACGACACCTATTGGTGGTATATTAATTGCTTTACTTAGTTTCATGATAGTGAGTTTAATAATTCAAATATTCTGATACCCCAAAATTGTGGATCTTAAAAACGCCCCGGGCAGCGATGTCCGATTTATACCTTTACGTAGGATTAAAATACCCCCTAGCCTGCTTGACAATAAGATAGATTTAGTATAATATAATCTTATCTACTAATGAAAGGAAATAACTATGGCACACGCCTTAGAAACACACAATGGAGAAGTTGCTTTTGCATTGCGTGGCAAGCCTGCTTGGCATGGTCTTGCAAACGTGTTATTCAAAGAAGATGAACACGTTAATACACAAACCATGTTAGATAGTGCAAAATTATCTAATTGGGATATTCAACTAGAAGAAGTTGCAATCCCTGACGGTTACAGATATGACAACACAAATTATTTTGTGACTAGAAACAATCCATTTGATAATGGTAAAGATGTTCTAGCCGTTGTCGGCAAGCGTTACCAAATTGTTCAAAATGAAACCCTATTTGAATTTGGTGATAACTTACTAGACGGTGGTGCAAGTTGGGAATCTGCTGGCTCAATCAAAGGTGGTCGTGTTGTATTCGGCTCATTGGTTATTCCTAAAGAAATCACAATAGACGCACAAGGTGCTAACGATAAGACAGTTACCTATCTATTAGTGCACACAAGTCATGACGGTTCAGTATCTGTTCAAGCAAGTGTGACACCTGTTCGTGTTGTATGTCAAAACACATTGAACATTGCATTGAAAGGTACTAAACAATCTTTCAAACTACGTCACACGCAATCAGTAGACGGCAAAATTCAAATTGCTAGAGAGGCTCTTGGATTATCTTTTGAATACATGGACATATTCGAAAAGGAAGCCAAAGCACTATTTGAAACTGCTGTAACCGATTTACAATTTAACAACATTGTAAATACAATCTATGCAAAGCCTAAAGATGACGCTTCTAAAAAAGCCAAAACTCTATGGGACAACAATCGTGTTTTAATTGATGACTTATATCATAACTCACCAACTAATGCGAACATCAAAGGAACTGCTTGGGGTGTGTTCAACACTTTAACAGAACGCCTAGACTACTACAGAACAGAACGCAAAGGAGAAAAAGGCAAAGAAAATAAATTTGCTTCTGCTTCTGGTTTTGATATTGCAACCAACATTGCAAAAAATAATTTATTCAAACAAGTCAAAGAATTGGCTCAAGTAAAATAAATTAGCATTGCCAATAAAAGGCAACTGACCTGAGCATGTCTGAGGAAACTGCTCACTTGGTCCTGTAGTTCAGTGGTTAGAACGCTACCTTGTCACGGTAGAGGTCGCCAGTTCAAATCTGGTCAGGATCGCTTGCCGCCCGGGATTGTGACCAACCTCACACCTATTAAGTTTAAGATAGGCTTGCATTATTCTCAGACCTATGATAAGGTTTTATTTACCCTACTAACAAAGGAAATCAAATGGCAGGAAAAGCGATAAATGTTAAGGTAGCCAGAACTAAGGTTATCAAAGCATTGGAAGTAAAACTACAAGAAATGCACAATGCACAAATGAACTATGAATTAGCACATAGTAAATATGAGGACGACCTTAAAGCATGGAAAGACAAAGTTATCCAAATTGCTTATGTTAATTATGACATAACAAGTGCCAACCAAAAAGGTGTATCTGTTAGAAACGCTTGGGGAAATGGCGACAATCTCAGAGTTGATATTGAGGTTGAAGTTGCAAAGGATAAACTACCAGCAGAACCAGAAGCACCTAAAAATCCTTTCGGCTCACAAGGTTATGGCAGAACCTACATTGGTGGTTATCAAGAACGAGTTGAGGAAATTGGAAATGCAATTCGTGTGCTAAATATGTCAGATGAGGAAGTTGTATCAACCTCAACTTACCAATCTGTAAGTAGATACTTATAGAGTTCAAGTGCCTACACGAAATGAGTAGTCACTAGGCACTTGACACCAACCTGAGCATGTTGCTAAACTGCTCACAACACCCTACTACTTAAGGAAAATAAATGGGATTAGATATGTATCTAAATGCAAGACAATTTACTGCTAGACAATTTGCTAAGCCTGCTCTATTTAGTAAACTAGTTCAAGAAGCACCTTTTGCCGTTAAAGATTTTGCAACGCTAGAAGTGCAGGTAGCCTATTGGAGAAAAGCAAATCATATTCACGCATGGTTTGTAAAACACGTTCAAAAAGGTGTAGACAATTGTGAAGAGTACTATGTATCACGAGACCAACTACAATTATTATTAGACAATTGTAAAATAGTTTTAATGCATAGAGAAGAAGCACCTAACCTGTTGCCTGTTCAAGAGGGATTCTTTTTTGGTAATCAAGAATATAATGAATACTATTTTAGTGATATTCAAGATACTATAGACCAATTAGAGTCAATACTAAAAGATGTACCAGCAGACTGGGAATTTAGATACAATTCTAGTTGGTAGGGGATGAATGCTGCAGGCATAACCGTCTGCAGCGGGATCCACATCGATCGCCTGGCCCGGGAGTTATGTCCTTTTTGTGTTACTTTACGATTACGTATTACGTCCTTGACTTCGAATTACGATTATGATAAGATTTTTTATGGTGGAACTATTAAGGGTGGTATATGGATAAGAAGTATAAAAGTATATATAGTAAAAATGGATTAGAAGTTTTTGTCAACCCCCAAGATTTTTGGGTAGATTATAAAGTAAGATTAAATAATCATCATGCTAAAAGTTTTTATGGTGAAACTGCATGGATGGACGTAACTAGATTTGTTCATGACCAAGCAATGGAATTTTGGGACTTTAATTTAGATGATATTAATGGTAAATTAGTTCTTGATATAACAAAAGAAATAGAGAAGAGGTTTACAGATGCAGGACTGTAAATGGATATGTTCAGATATTCTAGGACTATTCTATTGTAAAGATTGTGATAGATTAAGACAATGGAACAGATTTGCCCAAGCCTATTCATATTACGTAAGAGAGGGATATTATGATTGATTTTGATCTTGAATACCCCCTTGAAAAAATACTTGAAAATATGCTTGACAAGGTAGAGGGGCATGTGGGAGACTGTGATTGTGTTAATTGTAATAGTCTAGAGGTACTAGCCTATATGATTAAGGTGGAGGAAGATAATGCCAACATTTGATGTGTTGTCAGGAACGTGGTATCACATTACGGCACCTGATTTAGAAACAGCAGAAAAAGCCTATGACGCATACTGGGATGTGGATGAACAATTACCAGAGGGTTGTAAGGTTGTGGAGGGTGAAGTAGATAGTCATTGGATACCAGTTGACCTAGACGGACCAGACTTGACTTTACAAGAGTTTAAAGATATTGTAGATGAACCAGCACCACCAACAGGATTCGAGCCAAGGGAGAACGCATGGTAGAAGAAGCAGAAGATAAAGAACTAAGACAATTACAGTCTTACTTTAAATACAATATATCTACAGATGAAATATTATCAGGTAGATTAAAAGTTCTTATGGCTGACCTTTCATGGCAAATGGATATGCCTACTTGGACCAAAGAAGAATTGGATATTATGTGTGCAAGAATGGACGTACTTGTAGAAGTGTCCAATCTGTTATATGATATTCAATGGCACCGACTAAACTGGGAGAGAAAACAAAATGGCTAAGTACATTGACAGTGTTGAAGTCAATCTTCAAATGTGGGCTACCGTAAGTTTGTCTGCTGAAGAAATTCAAGATATCTATCCTGAGTTTGAAGACATGACTGACTTTGAAGATACTGATGCATTAGAGCAGGCAATTCAAGAATATATGGATATGAACTATATGGACCATGTTCAATATTCTGACGGTGCTTTAGATGAATGCACAATCAGTGTTGTTCTGGAGGATGATGGCAGTGAGTGAGGAATTCGAAGATGGCTGTGACTTCTGTGGCAACGAGTTGTGCAGTTGCTTGGACCCAGATATTAATCCAGACTCACCATACTACAATCAAGTATTGTTATCTATAGAAGAGTGGGAGTTTCATTTTAAACCACTAGTCAATCACTTAGATAAGAATGCTTCATTTAACGATGGCAATGGAGGTCTTATGTTTGAGACCTACGGTGCTGAGTATGACTACGTGGCTGCTATTGGTCACAATGAACCAAACCGTATCTGGACGTATATCGATGACGAAGAGGGCCATACCTGTATTGTTAATGGTTGGTGCTTTGTAAACAGAATCGGGTATATGGTAACAGAAAAACCATATGATGATATGTTAAATATAATAGTACAACTAGATCGAGAATAGGATATACAATGATAACTATGGAAGAATATAAGGTAGTCGATCAATTACTACCGAATTTTTTAGAGGTAGGAGATTTGATCAAAGTTAAGAATGAAGTATATGAGGTAGTTAATTTAAATGCTACCCCTGATGGTTGGGATATTATAGTTTTAGATAACTATGAAGAAACTAAGACGATCTCCGTGCCAGATGGTAAAAAGGTTAATCTAGTTTTATCTGATGAATTTGAAGGGTAATTGACAAATGATTGCCAAGATGATAAGATTGGATACTTATGGGTATAAATAAAGCAGAACGAGTAGCAGATAAGGTGGTTACTTTGCTGTCCGATTTTAGAACTGATATTAGACAAGCAGGTAGATACTTTGCTAGAATAGCACCAACAAATGTTTATCAGCAGTTTGACGAGTTTGTGCAAGGTGCAGAAACCGAGAAAGCAGAAAAAGATATTAGAGAGGGATTGGAGAAAAATGTCCACAAATTTTTTAACCAAGTGTGAAATACTTGCAGAGGTTCATGTAGAAGCAAGTTGGAATAAAGAACTTGCAGACTTCAAGGCAATAAACGATATTGGTTTGCCAATGGCATTTTTAATAGACTCAGACTTGGTAGAGCCAAAGACAGACTCAAGTAGATATATAGAAGAAACTTGGAATAATCTTTGTAAATTACTAAATCTAGACCCAAACAAAAAATACAAAAACTCTGACGACTTTATTAACAAAAGCAATTCTAGTGAAGATGAAGAAGAAGAGGAAGAGGAAGATTGATGTATTGGGGAGACTATCTTGCGATTGGAATTTTACTATTCACTAGTGGATTCTTACTAGGATATGTATATTCAGCATGGAGGCACACAAGGTGACAGATGGAGAAATTATAGATACCATCATGGCTTGGATTAAAACCGATGGGGAGATAATCTCAGATGAACAACTTGTCATAATGATCAGAGAACTAACGACCACGAGACAGTTAGGGTAGCCTGGTTCAAGGCGGCCCGGGATAAATTTCCTACCATATATTCATTACGATGTCAATAGTTTTTTTCACAGGATATTACGAAGGGTATAGAAATATGCCATATTTGACAATGATATTGTCTATAGGCTATAATTGGTTTGTGGCTTATTTCCCTAATCAAAGGTATATATTATGACTTGTATAGTAGGTATTGTTGATAATCTTTCTACCCCCCGCAAAGTTTTTATGGCGGCGGATTCGGGGGCATCTGATGAAAGTATTATGATATCTATAATAGATCCTAAGATACAAAGAAATGGAAAATATCTTATAGGATATGCAGGAGAAACAGGATTAGGACAATTATTACATAGTATTGATCTTCCAGATCCTTCTGGATATAATGGAAAAGAATTAACTAAATTTTTAAGAACTAAGTTTTGTCAAGTATTTAAGAATGCTATAGGTATTTATTCTCCTTCTACTTCCCCCGCCGATGACAAGGACGGCGGCATCCTGGCCTTGATCGCCGTGCGTGGACGCCTCTTCGAATTCGACTCATCAGACTTCCAACTCAACGAGATCACCGAAGGTGCCATAGGCAGCGGAGGCACAATAGCCTTCGGCTCCCTCTACACAACTCGGGGGTATAAAGATATAAATAAAAGATTACGAATAGCAGTTAATAGTGCCATAGAATATAGTCCATCATGTAAAGGACCTATATACTATGATAGTATTTAGTTTTAAAATTATAAGTAATTATCTATATATAATCAGTAATAATCTATATATTATCTAATAAAAAGTATTACGAATCTATTAAAATACCCCCATTATTATGCCCTTTTTAGGGCAAATTTTTGGGGTATAAAAAAGATTACGAACATATAAAATATGCCCATATAGGCTATATATCTACAAACTATTGACAAATATGGATATATATGATAAGAACTATTGGGGCCAAATAATATTACGAATTAAGATTATAATCGCAATCACCCATTATCTTCCCTTTTATTCCACTCGTCATAGTATATTTTAGTCTTGTAACATGTTTAGTACAATATTGTTCTATTCTTTTAGGTCTTTTTCCTTTATATATTCTTCTATATCATCATAGAATGTATTAGGATCTAATAGTATATATCCTTCTTTATGATAATACTCTTCTTCAAATACCCCCGAAAAATTAGTCATACACAACATTACAATCATGGGCTTCCATTATC